GAGATTGTCGATTGAGTTGTAGGCGGTGGTTGGCTTGATAATGACACTTATGTTGTTGCCTTTGGCGATATGACAGACGTTGATGGTGACACCTATCATCTTGAAGTTGAATACCATAAGGACGAGAAGAATATTACTTATACAAGGGTTTACGACTACGAGAATGTTGAGGCTTCAAAGTTTGTTTCTCCTTGTTTTAAGAAACAGATTGAGGAATATGTATTGCAGCAAGTTGGTGTGCTGCGAGAGGGAAGTTTCCTTAATACTCAAAGTGTCTCACTTGAATTGGAGTTAGACATTCCAAAGGACACAAGCCTTAGAGAGTTGCGTGAGTTCCTTAATTCTCTTAAATTTGAGATAATTCACACACAGACACCGAGAGACGAGAAAATTAAGGTTTTATCTATTAATTAAAACAAAATAAAACTATGGCAAAGGAATTAGAGAAGATGCGTGGTATTCGCACGGCACAAGTTGAGGTGCGTACCTCGTTAAGGAATCGTGAAGAGGCTAACAAGGCCATTAGAACGGAGATTACCCCCATTTGGACTGCCGACAAGGAAAAGCGGTCTGAGCGTCTGGAGAACCTCACCAAGGCACTTGTGGAAGGCCGTGAGAAGGTGCGCAACTACCAGAAGCAGTTGAAGGAGTTCAAGGTTGAGTTGAAGGCTACGAACCGCAACTATGACCTCGCAAAGGTGGTTTAAATGTTAAAAAACATAAACATCAGGAAAAAAGTGGATTGATTTTTTGGTCAATTCACTTTTTTTTCGTACCTTTGCATCAAGAAACAAATAAATTAAAAAGATTATGGCAAATACAGAGAAATTAAAAATAAATGCGGCAATGTTAAAACAGAGTTTTAAGGACTATGCCAAAGAGCATTTGGATGCGACTTTACGCCTCACTATTGAGGATGGTAAGGATTATAAGCATCTTGACATAGACGCTTGCTTAGAGGAATTTCTCAGCACAATATCAAGGGTTGTATTATTCAATACACCAAATGATAAGTTGTTTAGGTCATTCTACGTGTTATATTCAGAGAAGTTTAGATATGAACGTTTTCTAACTAAATAAAATAATATGATAGTAATTAGAAGAGGTGAGGGACAAACACCAAGCGGTAAAATCCTTGATGGAAGTACGCAGTCTTATATTATCACTGCAACTCGCAATGAGAAAGAGGCTGCATTGAGGTATCACGATGAAACGAAGAAGCCAATCTTTGTTAAGGTGAATGGCAACGCATATCATAAGATAACGAGAGAGCAGTTAATTAATTTACCCAATAAGCACGGAAGGAGTTAAATATGGAAGAGTGGAAAACTTTATGGTGGAATACTCGTTATGAGGTATCAAACATGGGTAGGGTTCGCAATAAGCGTACTGGTCGCATACTGACCACCAATCCTACCAAGTCGCATCATAAGCCTCAAGTGTGGCTTTATACAGATTATTTTAGCGCAACATGCCAATATACGCTTGATAAACTTGTATTTTACACGTTTAATGGAGTGGCATCAAGGTCTGAGGTTAAACGTGTGTATCATCGTGACGGAGATATTATGAACTGCAAACTTGAAAATTTGTATGTAAAGTGAAAAAAACTCGCAAAAAGTTTGGCTAATTCAAAATAATTTCGTACCTTTGCATCACAATTAAAAAAGGAGATTAGATTATGGCAAAAGAAGAAGTAACACTGAGAGAGAAGTTCACAAAGTGGAACGTATTTCGCAAGGTTGGTGATAAGGTCGTAGAATCAGTTGAAACGACCCCAAAGCCCATGACAAGCGATGAAGCAATGAAGCATTTCAAAGTGAATGTAATCCAAGCAAGAATAGATTAGTATGGCAGATTTAACAAGAAACGGAGTGGCTGGTCTTGAACTGACAAGGGAAGAGGTCATAGACCTTAAATACAAGGCCAAGGCATTAGTAACAAAGGCTCAGTGCCGTGAAGTGCATGGCGATATTGTCCATGAGATTGAGGGCGTGGTTATCTCTCTGTTCAATGTGGAGCAACTTATCACAGAACTATTGGAGGGAAATTATGATGGGTGACAAATATCCTTTCTATCATCCTCTCTATGTGCCCAATGAGAGGCGCACAATGAAAGAGGTCAAGGCAGACTATAATAAGAATCTGCAAAAACACTCGCTATCAAAGGTGAATAAGAGAAAATAGTTAAAATTTGTAAAAAAGTTATGAGAAAATTTTGGATTTAGAAAAAACAAATATATCTTTGCATCGTCAATGAGAACGAAACAAACCACTGAACTTGGAAGGTAGTACAAAAAGGAACTCGGAAAGTAGTAAGTGGAAAATAAGTAAGGTTAAGAACCTCGTAGAGCTTTTTATGGTTATAAGACTTTCAGCGGAAAGCACCTTACTTTTCAAAGATATATTTGGAAGATACCAGAGGAGAAACGCTAGCAATGGCGGTGTAGACAAATGGGCATCAAGTTCGTGCTTGATGTGTCTCTTCGGAGGCTTCGTTAGTGCAAATCTAGCTCTTCCAACAAAACATAAACTAATCTTTTTAATTGTTACTGATTTCTTGTCGCTGGGGTGATAGCAATTCGGCTATCACCCCTAAAATTATTTTTTGGAATAAATGTTGACTTTTATTAAACAAAAAAGTAAAATACTATCGTAACTTGCACCATTGAGACTAAATTATTTTATGTTAATTATTGATAATAAATTTGGTTAATTCAAAATAATTTCGTACCTTTGCACCATAGAAATAACAATTAAAAGGAGATAAAGAATATGGAAAAGAAGTTTAAAGTATTAGTAAGCAATAGCACACCAAGTTATTCATCAGAGTCTTTGGCTGTAAGTAGTGGAAATAAATATAAGATTGTCGCAGAGAACGGCAATTGCTTTTCACACTTGCGAATATATAAATATACACATAATGGCATTGACCAAATTGCGTGTGAGTATGACATTCCAAATTATAAGAGTGTAAACTATATATCGTGTGATGATAAGAGAATGAAGGGCAATATGGATAATATTCTCGCAGCAGAGAAATATATTTTGAAAATAGATTGATTTTATTTTTCGTATCTTTGCACCAACAAAACAAATAACAATTAAAATTACGGATTAAAAATAGAATAACATGGTTGAGATTTACAATAGTGAGTTATTGGAAAAAGCAGGTTTGGTTGCCATCTGTGATGATGATAGTGTTACTATTTACACCCTTGCTGAATTAACCAATGGCTTTAAAAAGGGCGATATTATTGTCAAGAAAGACGAACATCTTAGTCTTTTTTGCATGGAGTGTTGTATGTGCCGCTATTGTGGTTTCAATGGCGAAGCATTGGAGACTGATGCGTTTTATATCAGACGTGAAAATGGAGAAACTGAAAAATATAAACGTTATTATCCTATGACTGGTTTGGGTTATACCAGAGAGTATCGTTTGGCGACAGAAGAAGAAAAAGAGTTTTTCAATAAAGAAATTGAAAAAGCCAGTTATGTTGAATGGTAAATAAGTGCAAGCCGCATGAAATAAAACGCATACAAGTATGAGAAAGAAAATAATTAAAAAGACAAAGATATATTCCGTAGATTGGATAAGGAATGGGTTTTGCTATTGCACTACAATGGGATGCACATGGGAAGACGTTAAAGAGTGTAGGCAGCGAGCCAAACTCATGGGAGAAACAATTAAATACGAACACTACGATACAAGGGAAGATGTATATGTATTATGACAAGTAACAATTAAATAAGTTAAGTTATGAACGCATTAGAAAGTATGATTGCCATTCTCACCACTCCAGTTGCTCGTAGGCAAGGTGTAACTATATCGGCAGAAGATTGTAAGGTATGGGCAGAAGAACTCCGCAAATACGAGGAATACGTAACAAAGGAGTTGAAAAAGTATTATAACCGAAAGTAAAATGTGAAAAAAGTTGGGATAATCTTTGGTTATCTCACTTTTTTTTCGTACCTTTGCATCAGTTAATTAAATGTTGAACGATTTAAAGTATAAAAGACAATGAATAATGTTTTTAGTATTGTCGTCTACATAATGGTAGCGCTTATAGTCTATTTTAGTGTGTTAGGAACAGACGAATCGATAGATTGTTCCGACAATGCAACCCTTTCCATTTTTTTGCCAATATGTATAGTAGTTGTTATTTTACTGGCGTTGCTATAATGAAAGATATATTCAGTGGTTGATTAAGGAAATTTAACGTGAAATCTTTGGTGGTTTCACGTTTTTTTCGTACCTTTGCAAACGTTATGGCATTAAAAAGATTAGAATATTCAGATTATCAGTTGGACATTTTCGATGCAGTGGAAAATGGCGATACGAACATCGCCATTAACGCTGTGGCAGGAAGTGGTAAGACTACAACTATTGTTTCCGCTTGTAAGCGTTTAAAAATGAATGAACGTGATGTTATATTCCTCGCATTCAACAAACTGATTGTAGAGGAATTAAAGACCAAATTAAGCGGTTATGCGGAAGTATCTACCTTGCACGCATTTGGCTTTAATATTTTAAAAAGGTTGTATAACCATAAAGAATATGGCATGTTCATTAAGGTGGATAGTTGGAAGTATCAAAAGTATGTGAAACAGAATGTGTTTTCTCTATCTTCAATTATCACACCTGATACAGATGCTGCAAAGGTGTTTGGCTTTTGTTGCAACGTGGCAAAGTTATATGCTCTCGCAAGGGTTAATCTTATCCAGTATAGCGAGAATGATTTATCTCAACTGAGAAACCTTTGTGACGAACACAACTTGCTTACATTGTTTGATGAAGTTGAGGTATGTAATATCATGTTGGCAGATGCCTATAAAATGCCAAAAGACATGGTGATTGACTACACTGATATGATAGTATTACCATTGTTTCATAAAGAATACATACCGACATATAAATATGTGTTCATTGACGAGTGCCAAGACCTTAATAGGGCACAAAGGGAAATGATGCTGTGCGCATCGAAGTATGGTAGATTTATCGCAGTTGGTGACAGAAACCAAGCAATTAATGGCTTCGCTGGTGCTGATTGCAATTCGTTTGATAAGATTGCAGACCAAGACAATACAATAGAACTCCCATTGTCTGTGAACTATCGTTGTGGAACCAATATGATTAGGCTTGCACAAGAGATTGTGCCTCACATCGAAGCTCACAAAGGAGCGATTAAGGGTGAAGTATTGCACACCAAACAACTCTCTAAATCATTGTTCAAAGAGAACGATATGGTTTTGTGTAGGACATCAGCCCCATTGGTGGGATTGTGCATGAAGTTAATCGAAAGTGGGATTACCGCAGTAGTCAAGGGTAAGGACATTGCACAAGACCTAAAGAATCTCATTGAGAACGCAAACACAACGGACATCAAACAAGTGTTGGCTTACCTCGAAAACGAGAAACAGAAGTGCATAAACACCATTAAGGAGGAAAGAAAGTGTGATGAGGCGACAGCAAAGAACTCCACACGCTATCTTAACTTAGAGGACAGATGCAAGTGTATTGAGAATATTTGTATGTATTCTATAGAGAACACAACACAATTAAAATCATACATTAATAGAATGTTCACGGATGAAAAGATTGAGAACGCTGTGATGCTTTCCACAGCCCATAAGAGCAAGGGATTAGAGGCAAACAGAGTGATTATATTATTGCCTGATAAATTGCCCCTTAAATATCCACATCAACAGAAGTGGCAAGAAAAGCAAGAACTTAACTTGAAGTATGTGGCATTAACAAGGGCAAGGAAAGAACTAATCTTCGTGGACTTGAAAGAAGCGGAGTTAATGAAACAGAAAATTTCAAATGACTAATAAAAAAGTTGGGATAATCTTTGGTTATTCCAATTTTTTTTCGTACCTTTGCATCGAAAATAAAATAAATTGATAAGAATATGGTACATATTGTAAATACAAAGAACAAGAACGTCCAAATTGGTTACGAAAAGGGTAAGGTTAAATACTACCTCACAAAGTCCACAGAAGACTTAAAAATACCGTCCCTTGGTTTTGATACAGAAGAAGAGGCTGAACTCGCTGTAGCCGTTGCAAAAACCCTTAAAGCATATGGTAAGGATATATCTAACCTCAGTAAGGAAATGATATATGCGCTTAGAGTGCTTGGCATCAAGAACGGATGGACTGAATAACATAGATTTAGAATAAATCTATAAGAATTATGATAGAAGAACTGAAAAAAATGTTTGCTAAACTTGGAGATAAAGAACAAGTTGATGTAATGGTAGATTTTTACAATTATATTTTTAGCATACAACAAGACGAGTTTAAACAAAGAATAGGAATTGAATAATATGATTATATTAAACGGACAATCACTTAAACTGCCTTGCAAGGCCATATCCCTTGGGTTGGATATGCAATGCCATCACGTAGTGACAACAAGCACAATTCTCTCTATTAATACAGCAGAGGATAAGGTTATCATCGAGAACGATGGGATTAAGATTCGTTTACGAATCAAAGACCTTAATGACTTCTACCTCGATACGAAAGAGAATCGTGATAAGTTGGAAGCACAATGCAGAAAGGAATACATTGAATGGAAAGAGGCAGTTAGAAAACAACTTGAAACTTGCTCACGCAGAAGCGTATAATGGACTTAATTAAGTACAAAATGGGGTAGACTAACAGCCTACCCTTTTATATTTTGTATAACTATCAATGTTATCAAGACACCATTTAATTTCTTCTTCTGTTAATGTTTTCCTAATAATTTCATTTGAATTAGTGATAAATAACTCTTTCTTAACCTTATTGTTGGGGTCAAGATAAAAACGTATTGAATTGGCATCATCCTTGATATAAGTAATCATAGGATAATAACCAACTCCATCAAGAGTAAACAAAATCTCACCAATTAATTTTTTTAATACCTTGTTCATAATCTTGTCTTTTTGCAAAGATACGAAATTAACAAGGTATTTTCCAAATTATTTTAGTTAAATAATGTTATTATAGACTTAAAAAAGTACAAACTGGGGGTAGGCTGTCGGTCTACCCCATTTGTTTCTCTTATGTTCAAACTAATTTAAACATTTCCTTGAAATACTTTTCTTGTAGTCCTCTCCCAACACCATCGAAGTAGCCCTGCTTGTCAAGCAAATCCTCCTTATTAGCTGAAAGAAGTGGGTCAATCCAATACATACCATTCACATCTTTGTCGAACGTGTATAAATGTCCCTTTTTAACCTTGCTAAATGGGTGCTGTTTACCATCGCCTTCCCATGTGTAGGTTTCTTTAATACATACTGCTAATACACTCATATTATATAGACTTAAAAAAGTACAAAATTAATCTTGCGGTATATTCAGTTTTAAGCATACACTCTCTGCAATATCATCAGCATAAGGAAGAACATATTTCGTTGCGCAATGATAATGTGCAGCCAAGAGGGTGCAAATGCTATCACGCACCTCTTTATACGTCTTACATGCTTTGATTCGTGAGTCGTTGCTGAATTGTTCAGCAATACGACCAATGGGGTCATTCTGTGCCATATCAATTGTTTCTATAAATCCATTTGCCGTTTACTTTCTCGAAACGCTTGTCACGTTTCTCAATCCAATTATAGGCTTGTCTTAAACAAAAGCCAAAATCAGTTGTGTCACTCTTCCAATATCCATCAAAGCCAACCGCATAAGTTTTACGGAAAGACTTGTCATAGATGAAAATACAAAAATCACCTTGATTCGTCTCATGGTCACGAAATCTAACTTCTAAACCATTTTTCTTTGCAACCTCTTTTAGTTTGCTTATTTCTTCTCTAATGTTCATATTTGCTATCTGCTTCTTGTAATGCAAAGGTACGAAATTCCTGTGACATGGCCAAACTTTTTCACATTTTTTTAGAATTTAATATATTTGTGTTAATTTTGTGTTAAAAACTGGTTTCTCCTTGGTCAATTCAGATTTTTTTCGTACCTTTGCATCAAGAAACAAACAATGATGATTATGGCAAAGACAGCAACAACAAAAGCCGCAAGACCTCTCTACGAGATTGCAGCAGAAATCCGCAAGGATTGGACAAAGGTGTATTTCGGTGCAAAGCCATACCTTGACGCAATGGCAACTCTCACCAACATCACGGACAACTATGGTTGGGATAGCGGAAAGTCTATCGTCCTCTATTTCCTCGGAAACGCTTCGACATGGCGAGGTGAAACAGCCAAACGCATCAAGGCTGAACTGAAAGCAATGGCAAAGTAATGCCTTGCTTTCACTCTCTGAAATTGATTCTTTCTTTCATACACATTAGTGCCGATTGTCTGTGAAGATAGTCGGCACAAACCTATTATGTACTTTTTTAAGTACGCATATACCAAAAAAGGGGCGAGCATCACTGCCCACCCCTTGTACCTTAGTCAATCTTTGACCAAATGTCCTCGACCTCTGGTGTTGTACCGACTGCGATGATGTTGGCAAACTTGTAGTTGCGAACCATCAGAATGTCATCATCCTCGATGCCCATTTCACTCTGCTTGACAGACTTGTTGGGAGCGACATACAAGTGAGACTTAATAAAGTCCAACTCGTCTGCGGTGGCGAAGTGGTCTCCTACGATGTAGAAAGGCTCAAACTTGGTCTTGTCGCCAGTCTTGAACGTGACACACAACTGCATTGAACCATCCTTGATAGCACGCTTGATGATATTGGGGACAACCCACTCATAACCACTCATTGCGCCACTCTCGAAGTTGGCCTCGCTGCCATTCTTGGTCAGTTGACGATTGATTGCCTTGGAGTAATCGTAGGCACGAGCGTTGGTCACTTTCGTTACCTTGATGATGCTTGGCATGGCGTTACCGAACTCAGCAGCCCACTCAGCAGCCGTAGCCTTGGGCGCACGGAACTTAGGTGTGGAACGAGCGATGAAGCCGTAGCCAAATTTGCAACTTGCAAACTCCTTGCACGCTGAAACAGTGTCAAAGAAATTTACCACTCCGTTAATTAACTCTGAAATACTAATCTTACTCATGTTCAGTTAGATTTAAAAGTTTTGTGGCAATATTGCCGTTTTTGTCTCAAAATGTCAATTCTCACTGTGATTTCCGAATCACGATGCAAAGGTACGAAATTATTTTGAACTGGCCAAATTTTAAGCCATTTTTTTAATCTTTTTTGCAATTCAAGTCTTCATTTAACATTCGTTTACAAATAAATCATCTTTTCTGCACATTTTTCCATTTTTGTGCATCACATTTTCAACCTACAATAATATAGGAATAACGCACATATACGCACGTATATGGACAAAGAAATACGGATTAAGCCATTTAAGGCCATTTTTAAGCCTTCTGACAGCCTTCCATGTACCTTTGTGATAACTTTTATATTTGGGCACAGAAAAACGCCCTAAAACGCCTTAAAATAGCCTCGCCTTAATAAATGTTAAAATCTTCATTGGGCTGTTAGATTTCCGCTTTTTCATGTACTAATATAACAGAAAGCAGTTAAAAATGATGTTTCACTTAAAAAATAGGAGATTTTGGCATGTAGAATTGATTTAAATCAAGGATTCGGCACTTTTTCAATAAAAAACAGAAAAAATGCTTTGTGTTTCAAAAAAAAGTTGTAACTTTGCATCGTGATTAAGAAAACAAAAGTTTAACAATTAAAAAATTAGTGTTATGAAGACTATCAATTTTGGAGAGAACAACAATGTAGTAAGAAACGAGAATATCGAACGCTATCGTATCGACATGGCAAAGCGTAAGCCTCTCTCTTTTGAGGCTACAAAGGAGTTAATCACCGCCGCCCACAATGGCGACATGAAAGCACGTAATAAGGTCGTTGAGGCCAATTTGTGCATCGTATGGAGTATTGCAGCCCACTTTAATGGGATGGACATTTTCGAGGATATTCTACAAAATGGTAATATCGGCCTCTGTGTGGCCGTAGATACATTTGATGTTTCACGTGGAACAATGTTTAGCACATGGGCATTAGAGCAGATTCGTAAGTATATTAATATCGGTCTGACTAACGAAAGCCGTTTGGTACGGCAGCGTGCGGATTTAGTTACCAAAATTAATTACGTCTGTGCTTCAATGGATGCACCACTCGCCTCAGACGAGGATGGCGAAAAAACTTTACTTGACACTTTCGCATCCGATATGAAGACCGATAATTTCAGCGAGGTCGAGGCCATGCGTGTAAAGATTAATTCACTTATGCGAGGGCTGAAAGACGTTGAGAAAGCCGTTGTTTGTGGGCTGTTTGGTTTCGGCTGTGAAGAAGAAAGTGAGTACACTTTGTCAAAAAAATTCAACCTCACAGAAGAGAGAATTAGACAAATTAAGTGGGAGGCCATCGAAAAGATGAAAAAACTCGCTTGAAAAATATTTACAAGGTGTGAGGGTGAAAAATCCCCTCCACCTTACATGAAAAATCTTTACACACGTTTCACGTGAAACATTATGGGGACTATATACCCTGCACCCCTCCCCACCTATGTCCACCCCCTCACCGAGGGGGATTTTTAACACTCTTTAACGCCCACACAGTTTTGTAAATAAATTCCAGAAAAAAATTTCATTCATTTTCCAGAGGGGTGGGGTATATTTTGATTTTGATGTGTTTTCAAAAAAATTCTGGAAAAAAAATTTTCAATTATTTCCAAAGACTCTATATTTTCTCAAGGCATTCATATAGATTTTCATTTCTTCTTTTGTAGGAGTTCTAACAATTTCTTGTGCGTTAGACATTCTATCTTCATTAAGTTTGCCTAGTAGTTTACAGCTTGGTTTTCCTGCATGTTCTAGCAGTATGTTATGTGTTCCATAGACGAAGTGATGATATACTGCTTTCTTAACATTTTCCATTTCAGTTTGTGGGATATAGTCAGGTAATTCTACGCTTGTGACTTTTTTCATCCATGTATATTTACGTTTATCACTTCCATATGAGAAGAGTAATATTTCTCCTATATGTGATTTCAGTTCTTCGTAATTATTAATATATTCCATGATTTAATTATGTCCTAGAATTATTCTTTTTCTCCAATAGTTTTTATATTTATTGAGTTCATCTTTTGTAGGTGTTCTGATAATGTCTTGTGCGTTTGTATGGTATGGTTCGAATATATCTTTTGTTGGGCCATATATTCCGCTATATGGTCTAACTGTTGGGTATACTTCTGCTACTAGTGAGCTATAGCATGGTAGGCAATATATTTCTGTTTGGTTTGGTCTATGTGGGCTTTCTCCGACTTCTAGTAGTTTGCCTATCCATGTATATGGTTTATAATGGGATTTGACATCGAAAGCTAGGAATTCTCCTATATATTTTTTTAGTTCTTCGACTGTAGTTATTTCCATGTGTCATTTTCTTTTGATGTAGATATAGTTAGGGTATCTGCCTAGGACGAATAGTGTGACTGGGCAAATCCACATTGTAGTGACGTGTATTCCAGCGTCTTTATCTGCTGTAACGTTGGTATATGTACGTCCATAGAGGAGTCTGTCTTTAAGTTTCATACCGTCCATATTTTCTCCCACGTACATATCGTAGTCTTCCATTTGAGCTGGTTCCATTTGTTTCTGTGAGGCTACGATGTCTACTGTGAGGTATGAATTTCCTAGTGCGTAGTGTGTGCAGAGGTTATCTGCTCCGCTAACCATTTCTAGGTTTGCTTTATCGAAACCCCAGTGTTTAAAGTCATAGAACCATCTTGTTTTATGTAGGTTCTGGTCGAATTCTGCGAAGAAGGACAAAGTATAGTGTCTTTTTTTGATTAGTACGTTTTTGATTAGTACTAGGATTGTATAAATTTTCTTTATCATATGTTGTTTGTTATTAGAGTTGCTTTATGCCAGTTTTTTGTCCAGTGTTCATCTGTTTGTACGTGATTTGGTCTAACCCACTTGCAGACGTAATTAGGGAAGTCATCGAGTTTGAATGAGTCTGCCACTCTTATAACGATACCTTCTTTTGTTTTTCCGTATGCTGATGGCAGCATCATTAGTTCATTTATGAGTCTTTCGATATATTCTTCTGAGGTTGCCCTTACCGTAACGAAAGGTACGATTGGTATTTCTAGGATTTTGGACAGTTCTCTGATTTCGTCCCAAGAGTACCATCTTTCGTTATCATGTGCAGCGAAGAGGTGGAAATAGTTTGTGAGTTTATCGTATTCGATGGAGTGTACGCCATAGAGGTTTTCTCCAACTATATATTCATCTTTGCCTATATATGGTTTTACTTTCCAATAGAGTCCATTTTCTCCCCATAGGTTAACAGACCAAGGTGAGTGTGTTGGTGTAGCGTGAGAGCGTGCGAACACACCTTCTTGGCAGAGTGTTGTGTTTTCACCGTCTAGTTTTTCTGAGACGATGATTTCTTTATCCTTATAGAATGAGAACCAGTCGCCTTGTAGTTTCTTATCGTCCTTGGTAGTACCAGGAGAGAATGGCAGATGATAGGTTCTTGGGTACTTTATATTACTCATATTTGTTTTATGTTCATCAATTTCCACCTTACATCAGTTCTATGTTTTTCGTATTCCAAATTTCTACGTTTTTTAATATATTCATCTGGGAATATATAGAACACGCATACTAGCATAACGACAGTATTTACTAGTGGTAGGAATGTCATTAGCAATCTTGGTTTCAGTCCTCAATCATTATTAGTCCACTTTAGGTAAAATGTTATATATATGACTAGAGGTATGACTGATATAAGGTAGATTATGAGTATTATTTTCATTTTTCTTTCATCATTTCTAGTGCTTGCTGCATATGATAGAGTTTTGAGTCACGCCAGTTAATTTTCTCCATTTGTTCTATGAATGAGAAGTCTATGATGTCTTGTATATTGTTATAATTGCATTTATTTAGTACTGAGATTATAACTTCCATATCTCGTTCATCATTGTTTTTATCCGCTTTAAGTAGTTCTCCTACTAGTTCTATGAGATTTGCGTATGGTGTTAGTAGGTTTCTAAGGTGTGCTCCTAGTGATTCGAAGTTATTTGTATTCATCTAATGTTGTTCTATATTTATAAAATTCTGCGTACATATATTTTCTCCAATCGGTTGAGAGTCGTTTCCAAAAGGCATGTCCTTGTGGCGTATCAGCCCAACAGAAGGCGTAGTTAATGAGTTCTTTTGCTAGGTTGTATGTGAACCATCTATCCACGCCTTTATAGTCTTTAAGCACTCTATACTGTATACCATACATGAATCCCATATAGTTTTGGGGTTTTCTTATAAAGCCATGTCCTGGTCTTGTATGCATAAGGTTTTCTCTATAAATGACATATACTTTTCTATTTTTGAGGAATTTCATGAATTGCCTCATGATTTCTTTCTTATCTAGTGTTTCTTCTCCCATTTTTATTCTATATTTTCTATGCCTCTTTGTGCTAGGTGTATGATTTCGTTTTTATGGTGTGCCACGTTACCGCTTGTAAGTTTCTCTGCTGTATCCTTAATGGATTCAAATAAGTTCTTGCATTGTATTGGGTTATTCATCTTCGCCTCTTGTGGGAAGACGTTGCCCACGTAGACACCTTCTTCATATTTAAGTTTTTCCCATTCATATATAAGAAGCCAAGCTTCGTTTGGGATTTTAAACTTAGCTAGGTCTAGTTCGATTTTGGACATTCTATCATACTGAGGTGCTTGCAGTGTGGTATTTGGGTGTTGTTCATCCACTTTTTTCTTGAAGTCCTCTCTTATTATATTATCGATGTTTTTATTGAGTAAATTTCTATTCCACTCGATGAATGCCATTATTGCGTATATTACAGCAATTAATGTGTTGAATACTGGCAAGTATAGTGCAGCAAGAAGTATTGGCCCATCTTCTTTCTTGATTTTTTCCTTTTCCATTGTAACCATTTTCATTGCTCCAAACACTGAAAGGGCGTAAACGATTACTAGAATTAGTGTTACTATCATAGTTTTATTCTCCCCATTTATTAAGTTTATTTGCTGTTAAAAGTTCAAAGTATTCATGCCAATCCAAGTCAACTTTCTCTGGTTTATGGCAATCTGTCAGTTCGATATTCATATATTGGATGCACTGCATTGGTGTTATTGTACCTTTTTCTGCCTCAAGGTGGTGTTTTGCGCACAATGCAGCCCCATTGGATAAGTAGTATCCTCCATTGAAGAACAGTCTTCTATCCATTATATGATGTGCGTCCACTGCTTCGCAGTTACAGTTTGGGACGCAGCATTTACCGTTTGTCTTCCCAAAGACTTGTTTTTTAAACTCTTGTCTTGTCAAGAGGTCTTTGTCATCTTGTATCATATTCATATTATATTTTTATGCTTATTGCAAAGATACCAAAAATAAATGAAATAACCAAGGAAATGGAGAGGTTTTTAAGGTTTATTAACTATTTATGTGTATGAATAATAGGAAAGTATACATAAGTCCAAGGCAATATGGGATAATAAGGGAATCAGAGTGGAACTTGCACTATGGCGGTGGCAGTTGGAGGGGTGATGGCAAGGAACACACCTTAGAGCCTCATTATAGTGATAACAAGTTCAACATGGTTGGTCGTGACACTGGACATTTTGGTAGTGGCACATATTTTTCCACATACAATTTTTCAAAGAGTATGAGAGAACCATTGGAGAATAGCATGGGTAATGAAGACCCTCATTTCATCAAGATAGGTGATGGTGTATACCGTGTTGACTTTGACCTTTACAAGAATTTATACAAGGTAAGAAGTGAGAAGCAAGGTGACATGTTATTTACGATGATGGAGAACTTGAATAACATGTATAATAAGATATGCCAGTATAGGGGTAGGTTTGAGGATGGTAGAGAAGCAAACTACAACAATGCTAGGAACTATCAGATTATAAGTAGGAATGCAAGGGCATTGGGTTTGAGGTGTCCTTCATATTATCAGTTGACAAGAATGGCTCAAGAGCATGGCAAGAACGATGAAGCTGTTCAGTCATTTTCGACATTGTTTATGGAGTGGAACGGTTATAATGGTGTGAATGTCAGTGGCATTGAGCGTTATGACAACACTTTGCATGGTTCTGTGATATATGACTTATCCAAGGTTAACACTGACATGGAGCAAGTTAATCCAACTAACTTATTTGCTGGGTTTGGTGACAGTATGTATAACAATACGATTGCAGCCGACAGTTTCTCAGATGATGTCCATGACTCATTGAGAGGAAAGGATTTGTTATGGGGTAGCAAGTTAAATGAAATGCCGTTACCTCAAGCAATGAGGCTCTTAAAGAATTATACTGATTATGGCAATATATTGAGTTCATATACTATTGGTAAATTAAATCCTGACCTTGCCAAGAGGTATTTGAGGTTAATATATGTTAAGAATCCTAGTACGTATTGGACTGAGGGTATTAATGACATAGTATTAGGCGGTGATGAATCGAAGTATTACATTAAGCTGATTGACAAGTATGGTGCATATTATTGGGTTAATTATTATGATGAAAGAAGTCATAAGGGTTATACAATAAGTGGTTTGGAATCGTTGTTAAGTAATTTTGCCAACAATCTTAAGTGGTGGAATTACAACAGCAATGAAGAGATAATGGCGGCAAAGAGGGAATATTATGAGAAATTAATGTCTTATATGCAGAGGGATTTGACTGAATATGAGCAAGAGTACATAAACGAAGATTATTTTTACGTTGATGATGAACAGTAAGAGAATACATGAGATTATAATGGAAGAGGTTAATGCGTTGGATTTCTTCAACAGCATTAATCAGCAAAGTGGTGAGTTAACACCTTGGAATCCAGAGACAAAGATGGAGAGGATGCAGCCAAGCAATGCTTCACGTGCGAATTATATGCCGCCAAGGAGTGATTTCAAGTTGCATACATATGCTGATTGGGTTAAGAATTACAAACCAAGGGGAATTTCCTATTCAGAATACATAAAAATGGAGATTTAAGAGATATTTATAGTATAATATATGGGAGTAATTAAGAACATAAAAGCATCGATTGACGATAAATCGTCCATGAGTGTCAATAACATTACGTTGTTGGCTTCTGCCCTTATGGGTGTAATCATGGGTCTTGTTATATGTTTTGTTCTCATATATGACGTTACCTATGATGGAAAGGTTGACACCAACTTGACTGACATGGGTATCTTCTTGTTATGTAGTGGTGGTTACATCATGGGTTCTGGTATTCCAAAGGCTTGGGTTGACAGTAAGATGAGGACTCGTTCTTGGGTTGAGGGTGAGAAGTTGCAAGCCGAGGCTGAAGAGGACTTGGAGGACTATCGTGCAGAGAGAAGAAGAGCTAGAAGGAATAAGGATATGATTATTGATATGGAAGATAATTCTTCTGAGGAAGAGACAACAGATGAGCCATAAATATAGTTAAGGGTAAACACACTTGTTTGCCCTTTTTTAGTTTTGTGATTAAAAATAGAAGTTTATAAAACAATTATTGATATTTTTCATTTCTTATCTTTATTTATAATAAAGGATAAATATGAAAAAAGAAGAGTTTATATCTAAAGCTATATTAAAACATGGAAATAGGTTTGATTACACAAACGTTGATTATAAAAACAATAAAACAAAAGTTTGTATTATTTGTAAGGAACATGGTGGATTCTGGCAAACTCCACAAGAACATTTAAGGGGCAATGGTGGGTGTCCAAAATGTGCTAAAACATTAAGAGCCGAAAAAAGGCGTGATACTATTGAGACGTTTATCGCCAAAGCCAAAAGAGTTCACGGTGACAAATATGATTATTCAAAGGTTGAATATGTTGATAACAAGACTAAAGTATGTATAATTTGTCCCAAACATGGAGAGTTTTGGCAAACGCCCAATGCTCACATACAAGGCAGTGGGTGTCCAAAATGTAATAAATCTAATAAATTAACTCTTGACTTATTTATTGAAAAAGCTAAACAAATTCACGGAAATAAATATGATTATTCTAAAGTTGCTTATGTAAATAGTCAAACAAAAGTCTGTATTATATGTCCTATTCACGGTGAATTTTGGATTACTCCAAATTCACATTTAAAAGGTGCTGGTTGCAGAGAATGTGATAATGAACGTAAGAGGCAAATAAAGTATAGCACTAATGATATTATTAAAAGATTTAAACAAATTCATGGAGATTATTTCGATTATTCAGTATTTACCTATACTGGAATTTTCAATAAATCTACAATTATCTGTCCTAAACACGGTAAATTTGAAATCACACCGCATGACCACTTAAAGGGTCATGGATGCCCAATGTGTAATCAATCATCGCTTGAAAAAGAAATTAAAGACGCATTAACTAATAATGGAATATGTTTCGAAGAACAAAAAACATTCTCTTGGCTGAAATATAAAGGTAATCAATATCTTGATTTTTATCTTCCAGAATATAATATCGCAATTGAATGTCAAGGTATACAACATTTTAAACCAGCGTATTTTTTTACTAAAAACTATAATACAGCAGAAATTGGTTTTAAAGAAATAATTGCCAAAGATAATAATAAAAAGAAACTATGCGAAGAAAATGGTATAAATATACTTTATTTTAGTCACAAAAATATATTTATAGAAAATAAATCTAATATTACCGAAATATTAGATAATACTAATGATGTTATTAAAAAAATATTAGAATATGAACAAAAAAGTTCTAGATTATATTAATAGATGTGAAGGTTGGAAAAGTGCGATAAAATCGCTTCATTGGGCTGCTAATTCATTATCCCAGCATGAGTTATGTGATGACATTGCCGATAGCATTGCTGAGTTTCAAGACACTGTATCTGAGGTTGAACAATCTATTACTGGCAAGTTAAAGGTTAACAGTTTGAATCCTACTGAGTATAAAATTAAGGATTTGAAGTCATTTGTTCAAGATGTATTGGATGAGACCAATTCTTTTTATAAGAAGGTTAAGGACATGGGTGATACATATGTTGGTATGGCAAGTGATTGTGAGAGTTTCTTATCTGATATGCAGAGGAAGTTATATTTGGTTAATTTTACGCTTAAGGAAGAATTCAAGCGTGAGTTTAGGGAGAAGCTTAATGAAGCCATGTATAAGAGGGTTGACAATCCTTCCAAGAAGAGTAGGTCAAATGTCACCACTTTAAAGACTAGGATTAATCACATTTATGATGCTGTTAAGGAACATGGATTGGATTCTAGGCTTTATCATGATGAGGCTTGGCAAGCTATAGATTTCTATCATAAAGTTATCACAGACAAGTTTGGTGGCGAAGTTGAAGTAACTACTAAGCCTTGTGCAGACCTTAGACATGCTGATAGTATTGAATCTGATGGTGGCTACTGTGATTATGACGAATATGACCATATGCCTCGTTCAAAGCAATATGCGATTGAGATTGAATTTCCAGACGGAATGAAGGTAAGTGGTTATATTAAGTGTATGGCCGCTGGAACGGTTGAAGACCCATTCAGTAGTTATGACACTTGTATGGTATTATGGCCTAAGAATAATCGAATGTTAGAAAACAGAGAAATGAGAAACGAATCAATTACTGAATATGGCGACAAACCAGAGACTAGAGAAATGATGGGTGCTGCTGCAAAGCGTGCGTTAATGAGAAATGGTGACACTAGTGTCTATCAGAATGCCTTGAATAGTCTTGGAAAGAGGAATAGCACCAAGGATGATTATAATGATATGCAAAGGGGATTTGAAATGGAGAATAGACAAATCAAGTTAAGTGAGGCAGAGCTTAAGCAAGTTGTTAAGGAAGCTGCAATACAAGTTTTAAAGGAAACCCCATTGGATTATGACATCGACAATTTAAGTGGAAGATGGACTAAGCCTAAGAATTGGAACATTCCCAATCGTGATTTAACTAGTGGTGAGGAGTACATTGATGATGAAGGTTATTTGGATGACCCATACAAAAAAAATGAAATTGAAGATGCTCTCAAAGATGATGAATGGGAATGGGGTAAGGATATGGATTTAAAAGGTGCTGAGAATTATTATTCTTGGGATAGATTCGATGGAAAGCCAATTGCCCAAGGTATTGACCCATATTATAAAGTTGGAAAGGGTGCTGTTGGTAGAGAGGTAGATGATGCAATTTCTAGAAGGAACAAAGAAAATGACTGGTCTGATAGAGAACTTATGAATGGCGATAGAATGATGGACAAATGGGTAAGCGGAAAACGTGATGCTGATGACATTGAAGATGCATGGGATGATTTGCATTATGAAGGAAAAAAACCATTGAAGGTTACTGAGTCTGAGTTGAAGACACTTGTTAGGGAAGCTGCAATGCAGATTATCAATGAGTACAATCAGAGAATGGCTAAGACCAAGGGATTTGTCAAGTCAACTCATGGTCACAGAAGTGGCAAGAAGAGAGAGGCAACTCCAGAGGAGAGAGCTGAAGCAAGGAGAAGATTGGGAATTAAGGAGCCTGAGACAGTTGAGCAAGAGTCAATCGAGATAAAGCCAGAGAATAAGGGAAAGTTCACAGCAACTAAAAAGGCTACTGGCAAGTCAACCGAAGAGCTTACTCATTCAAAGAATCCTTTGACAAGGAAAAGAGCCATATTCGCTCAAAATGCCAAACGTTGGTCAAAGAAATAAAAAGAAAAAAGAGGTAGGAACTTAATCTTACCTCTTTTATTATGTTTAGAAGTCTGCGAGTACATCGACAGTTTCAGCATAGTTATACTGTATATCATCGAAGACGAATCCACCAGTTGAAGGTGTTTTATCTGGGATTTTCTTAAAGTGCAGTCTCATGTCTGCTGAGTTAAGTGTCATTAGGTTTTCTATTGACTTTGGTAGTATACCTTCTTCCTCGAATTCAACCACCTCGTCATTTGTGATTTCCTCAAGTGCCTCAAGATATTTCTTGTTTTCCTCTTGGAAGAGTGCGTTATCCTCTTCTTCCTTTTCCTTCTTGTATTTCTCAACAAGAGCATCCCAATCGATTCCGCATTCCTTAACGAATGGTGGAACTTCATTGATTTTAACCCAATATTCGATTTCTTTCTTCTCTGGAGTCATCAACTGTTCGTATGTGTCTTGGTCTCCCTCCTTGTTTGGATAACCGCTTACGAGCCTTGATTCTTCCTCAGTGAAATACTGTTTATCCTTTGGATTGGTTACGAGAATCTTGTTTCTGATGTCTGGGTGGAAGCATACCAACAAAGGTCTGATTCTGTTATTGAATTGGTCAATGTATTTCTCCACGTTATATTCAAGTCCCTCATAATCACTGCAAAGAACGTCTTCCTCCATATCAAGGATTTCATTTGGCACTAGCTTGCAGTTAAGTATGATTTCATCCTCATCAAAGGCTTTTGTTCCATACTTTTCCTTGGCTAAGTCAAGTCTTGTTTTCTTATCCTTCCAACCATTTGCTTTGAATTCCTTTGTATATTCCTTATACAGTTTTTCAAGTTCTTTTGTTATTTCCACTTTTTCCCCATCATTATAATAGTAATAATGTGTGACACGTTTAACATCGGAATGTCCTTTCTTTGTACCAGTATTGATATAGAACACTGTATCGCCTACGTTTGGTGTAAGTCCTTCATTTAGAGCTAGTTCATACCAAGCTTGACGTGATTTCTTTGAACCAGCCTTGGTAAGTGTCTTGCAATCATCTTGATATTCCTTTAGAGTCTTCTTTATATTGCCCTTTGATGCGATGTCCTTGATAGGGATTTGGTAGTTATAAATCTTCTCAATGTAATCATAGTAGTTTGACAAGAACTTATATCCATTATTGCGTAGAAGAAGGTCAACGCCCTCGTCAATGAATTTCTCAAGGTATCCACTCATCTTTCTTGACTTGATGGTATTACCGACTTTCTTTGTCTTACCATCTGGCATCAAGTCAGCGTAGTTCTTTCTTGCGAACTGTATACAAGCATCACAGTATTCGTCAATGCCAAGACCCATCTTATTGACACCTCCATTATATGCTTCTGCAAGGTAGATGTCCTCGAACTCTGCTACATCGGCTTCCACTCTTGTGTATGCCTTACCCTTGACTGAGTTTCTACCTCTACCATTGCTTATATATGGATTGTCCTTTGTATATCTGAAGTTTTCCTCCCTTGGCATTTGGAAGTTGAAACCATCGGTATTGTGACATACAATCATACCAAGAGCATTTACGAATGTGCCATTAGCCGATATGTCGTATACATATTCTGATTTGCTAGTAATGTTTCCGCAATTCCACACCTCATCTTCTTTTCTATCTGAATAGTTTTCGTTCAATAGACTTCCACGATGATTCCTAAGTCTGAAACTAATGAATTCTTGTTTATCGTTTCTATTATGACAACGGAAATTATACCCAAGTTCTTTCATCAAGAAATAAAGTCCAGCCATAGCCACCTTTGATTTCTGACCAAATTCTATACACTCATCAATTGTATCGTTTTGTCCATCACCACAACAGAATCCATCTAAGAATGCTTTTTTAACTTCTTTCTTAGCATTCAATATAAACTCTGGAACCTTTTTATATCTGTATGATGTGTAGAAATTATTAGAGAAAAATTTAGCATTCTCAGCATTTTCTACAACCAAATCATAGACGTTTGATGATGTTCTATGGTCTTTAATTGATGTTTTAAGTAAGAAGCTGTCTTCTAATATTTCTTTTGCTTTATTAAGTCTATCAAGAGATTTATTAGAGATTTTCCAATTAGCTCTTTTACCATTATGTATTACCCATTCACCCTTTCGTTTAGAGTAATATTTTTGGGCTCTGTCACAGTATACAGAGCTGCCATCAGCCATAAAGAAGCCAAATAGCCAAGCCTCTCTATCAGTTACTGTTGAACTTGCGAAATAGTCAATATCTTTGGTGTATACTTCTATTTTGTCACCACGAGTAAGTGTAGAAGGTTTTACTTCATTACCATTATTATCGAACAAAGAATGGTCTTCTGTGCAGTCAATAAGTCCGTTCTTTGTTTCTAATCTTTTGAGTTGTTTGTTTGTCTTGTGTTTGTATACATATTCAATAGATTTCCATCCATCCCTTGTAAGAACTTTATAATTTTTCTTAGAGAAATCTCTGTATTGTTCTTTGTTAAATTCAACTGCTTCATTATCATTGAACAAATCACATATAGGAATAATGTCAATTCTATTATCTTCACCTTTAACAAGTATAGGCGTATCGTATGTGACACTATCACCTACGATTGGCTCATATCCAATTGACCTGAAGTGTGAAATCATAAGTCTCAATGCCATTCTGCTGATACAAGTTGTCTTCTCTGCTGCAATGATGTCTCCGAATGGGAATACGTTTGGTGAACCATAGCCACCGAAGAATGAGTTTGCGAGAATCTTAAGAGGCAATTGTTTCTTATCGTTACCACTCTTTTCAGCATCCCAATATCTGATTTCCTTTTCGAGTTTCTTTCTTTCATCCTCATCCTCACAAATCTTAAGAAGGTTCTTGAATTGGTCGAGTTTATCTCCAGCTTCGCCTTTAAGCCCCTTATATTTCTCACGTTCTGTTAGGATATACTCAAGGAATGAAAGCATGACGTTCATAACGTCAATAGGAGTTGAGATATGCCATGTAAGGATTACTGATGGATAAAGTGAGTTATAGTCAAGTTTCACGATACGGTCAACGTAACCTGTTTTAAGAAGACGTGAAAGACCACCTGTGAAACGTCTATTTGGTGATGCTGCTGGCACTGCCAAGTCATTTTCATAGCACCAAGCAAGCATGATAAGTTTCCAAATACCTGCTGTACCCATTGTACAAGCTCTTGAGAAGTTGGTTGGTAGCATTTTACCAACGAGGAAGTTTGACTCATTGAGTTTATCTTCCACCTTATCAGTTTCCCAAAGGTCATCTAGAAGGTATCTCTCAACGATATATCTACCGCTTACGAGGTTATAGTTTTCCAACAGAGGTTTCTTTTCTGTTACTCTATACCAATCTCCGTCATCTTCGCAGAGACCATATCTTTTTTCCTTGTCCTCCCAAGTTGTTCTGATTTTATCACCTGGAACATAGACTCTATTTTGTTTCTTTAACTTGAGGTATTTTGTTACGTATTTCAAGTTAGAGTTCTTCATATTTGAGTCTATTGCTTGCGCTCTTCTTGCAGCATGCAATGAATCAAGCACATTATGTCCCCACATGATAGTTGGGTAGTAGTATTCTACCTCTCCACCGAGTTTAAGGACTGATTGTTTCTTCTTCTTATAGATTGCGTATCTAAAATATTCTAGTGATAATTGAGAGAAATCTATTCCATAGTGTTCACAACGGACAATGAAGAAGTTCCAGTCAAAGTTTTCTGAGTTATGACCGACCACTGTATCTGGTTTCAATCTTGCCAATATCTCCAAGAATTCTTTGATTGCATTAATTTCGCTTCTATCAAGTTCTTCCTTTGTATTTCCCTCTACTTCAATTATCTTCTCATATCCTTTATTGGTTCTGATACCAATCTGATTGATTCTGTGGATTTTAGGGTTAAGACCTTGTGTTTCCAAGTCGAAGATGAATCTATTGAGTTGGTTATAGGCATCATAGCCTTTAAAGAGTCTACGACCAGTTGCAATCATATATTGTTCAATTGGTGTGACTCCCATGAATTCCCTATTGGAACTATTCAATGATTCATCTTTTTTCTGTTTTGGATGGATTGGGGTTCCAGCCTTGGAAAAAAAGCCTTGGAATGTTTGGTTTGACATTGGAACTGTGGCATAGAAGAGGTATTTGTAGCCACTTTCTAGTCTTTCGTGTTCTGTTCCGTCACTGTTTTCGGTAATGAGTCTCTTTACCTTGATACCGTAGTATCTCAATTGTTTTCTGAGTTCTGCCCTATTTCCATTAAACATTCGGATGGCAGCACTGTGTTTCACCCAGATGAAAGGTTTGAAGTCATCTTGTTTGATTCTCTTCTCTCCCTTGTCATTTACGTAGATGATGTTAACTTTCTTCTCATCGTAGGCACATTCAATGGATATGATATGTTCCATTGGGTCATGTCCGTTAAGGAAGGTGTTAACAACCTCTGTTGTAATTTCCTTCATAATTGAATTGTTTTTTGCTTATATTATTTTCGTTGAACCTAGAGACATACCAAGATGTCATCAGTTCTATGGTTTTTGCAAAGATATTAAAAAAATGTTAAAAAAACAAATATTGGCTAAAAAAAACTTTAGAAAGTGTGTGATATTTATCAGTAATAAATAGTTTTTATAAGGACAATGTTAGTGACAATCGGAGAAATAATTAAGAGGTTTAGGACTGAGGGGGCTTGTGTTAAGTTCTCTCCAGAGACCATTGTTCACATGGCTAACGTAATAGGCTATACCAAGAGAAGGATTGGTGGCAAGGTTGGTTATGACAAAAGCCTTATAACTGCCATTTCGCAGCGTTTCAAGGAGGCTGTTGACTACGAGAAAGGTCTTGGCATGAAGAAGGCTCAGAAGCCTTTAAAACAGCCTCAGATGCAGCCTAGACAGTTGGATTATGTCGGTTACAATGGTGAGAGGGACAATGTTGACTATGAATGGGAGAAAAACGAGTCCATAGTTAGGCGTGCGATTATTGAATCAATAAACAAGGTATTAAACGACAGAATTATATGATATTATACACAAATAGTAACTCACCAAAAAAAATATTTTTAAAAGAATCTCAAATTTATATCCTAAACGAAATATCAAATATTGCAAATGATACAGATGTTACAGTTTGTAGTGTAGATGATTTTAGTAATATTTGTAGGAATTTTCCAATAAGTGAAGGTGGCGTAATGACTTTAACAGACAAAAATGTTGAATCATTATATGGAGATTATGCCTTTATAGAAATAAGGGATTCTCGTGCCAATGTTGATGCACAATTTCCACATACAAAATATTATAAAGGTGACGATTTACAGCAAGAGACTGAAGAATATTTTAATAGATTGTTTTATTTCAAGGAAGACCATAAAAATGTTATTAGGGTTGAATATGATGATTCACAGAGTATAGGTAAAAGTAAAAAGGGAGAAGGTATAACAACTGGTCCAATATCACTTGATAGGTTAAATGATAGGTTAAAGATAAAACCAGATGGGACTCCAAGACGAAGAACATATTACTATCACTACAAAGATGGAATAGACTTTAATGATGAAATTGCTGAAAAAATTAATAACTTTGTTAATAGCAATATCAATGTTAATCCAAATGTAAAATTCATAATACATTGTAGAGCTGGTGCATCTAGGTCGGCTGGTATTGGAACTTTTATTGCAAATATAAAGCAAGAAATATATAATGATAAGGAATATGTTCAAAAATTCTTCAAAGAGCATGTTAAAGATGACGGTTCTCCACAATTTGATATTGGTATAGATAGGAAAGGTACAATAAAATTACCGCATCAAAAGGAAATGAAAAAACTTGGTGCATTAAGAGGTTGGAATAAGGAAAATGATGACTCATATTTACAATGGTATATGAATCATTTCTTGGATAGTGGATTTTTTGGAGATAAAGTTTCTGACTTGAGAAATAGACAAGCTGAAAGAATGAATAAAAAAAGGGGATAAAATGGAATACGATAGTTTAATTAGGAGAATTATAAGGGAAACAATAGAAGAAAACATCCCTATGCCAGATGGAACAGTTGTTCCATATACAAATTCAATTTACGATGCAAACCATAAAAAAATAAATGGTTCTGTTAACATAGATGGTAGAGATAGGTGGATAAGTAGGTCTAATAATGTTCACCTTTTCTTATATTGTAAAAATGAAAATGGCGAATGGTGTTTATTAGCCTCTCAAAGAGGAAGAAGTGGAAAATGGAATGCTGTTGCTGGATTTCTTGACTATTATGAAAGTCTTGCAAAAGCGGCTGCAAGAGAATGCTTTGAAGAAACTGGAGTTAAGGTAGACCCTAGTAAGTTAAAATGTGTTGATACAAAATCATTTGTTAATAAACTAAACTCACAAAGTCAAGATGTTATTACAACATTTGTTGGGGTTTTGAATGGCATAACAAAAAATTATCCAACATCAATGGCAAATGCTGAAGAGGGAGAAGTTAGTGCAGTTGCATGGATTCCATTATCCCAGATTGAAAATTATAATTGGGCGTTAGGACATGGAAAAAAGGCTTTAGAATGGGCTAATGTTTTTCTTAAAAACAATATTGGCAAAAAGGATGCTGATTATAATACAATAATTGCCACTTTATCATCAATGGTAAAAAACGGAAAAATAACTCAAGAAAGCTATAATCAAGTAGTTAAAGCGATTGAATTATATTTAAAATAATGTTTTAATTTTTTTATTATGAAAAGAATAGTTGTAAACGAAAATCAAAAGAAAAATTTATTGGAAATGTCTAGTTTAGATGATTTGAATCCTACTTTAGATAATGAGGCTATCACTACTGAGAGTCCAGAAGATGAACAAAAAAGATTAGAAGATTTGTCTTCTTTTTTAAACATAATAATAAGAAGACTTGAAGTGGTTAATAGTAATTTATTAGAAGTTAAGGAATTTATAGAAACTGACCCATATGCCAAGGAAAATCTTGAAAAGTTTAAGCCATTTTTTGATGACATAAACAATTTAATTAATTCAGTAGACCATATATACGACAACATGCCATATGAATATTAAACAGCAATTAAATGAATCAATGTCTTCTATTGCTTATCATTTTTGCCCTATAGATGCTTTATGGGCGATTATGAAAAGCAAAAAATTTAGGTTAACCCCATCAAATGCGACTAGTGCAGACGATAGGGAAAAGTGTACCATTGGAAATTACACATATCCATTTTATATGTGTTTTTCTAGGTCTCATTCTTGCTTAAATGGATATGTAAGAAGAAGATTGGAGGGTGATGTATCATGGAGAAAAGGTATAGTTAGAATTACAGTTGATGGAAATAAGTTTAATTATAATTTTAAAACTGTTCCAGTTAATGTATATTCTGACATGAATGATGAAAGAGTTGGTAATAAGTTTGATAAAACAAGTCAGTCAAATAAAAATATTTGGTTTGATTCTGCTGATTATTTGAAAGAAAGAAAAGCTGCCGAGGCCAATGGTGTTACTAACTTTCCTACTTTTGCTCAGTGGAAGAATTTACAAAGTGAAAAACTTGGTAATACCGTAGGGGCTTATACTTTTAAAAGAGGAGATAAAAATTCTGGCACATTAAATAGAGAATTAACTGCTAGTTTGGATAAAGACTCTCAATTTAGACAGCTTCTAGAATTTGAAGACAGACTTTTATCAAATGAAGGAGAAATACTAGCATTTCCATACATTAAAAGAATCGACATTTTATTAACTGAGAATGGAATGAAAGATACTGATATGATTCAAATGGTAGGTGATGTTTTAACAAGGTTAAATAGTTATTCATATAAGAATCTTACACAAGACGGAGGAAGTGTTTCTAGGAGTTTCTCATTACCAATACATATATATGATACAATTAGTAGTTTTGAAACCAATTCAAATGAAATGAGTCCATCTGGAATCATTCGTTATGCTGAACGATTTGGAAATATAAACAAGCAATTCTTAACTCAAAATGCTGACATTATTTCAAAAAGATACAAACCAGTATTGAATGAGTCTAAACTAAGAATAATATCAACTGCTATTTCAGCATTGATTTCAATTGAATGTAGTGGTAAAAGAGAATTTAAAAATCTTGCTAAAAGCTTAATAAGAGAATACGGCCTTAATAGTGGATATTTAAATGGTGTAAATTATGAAAGAATTATAATGAACAATTTGACATTCTTTACCTTAAATTTACCAAATCAAATTAAAGCATATAACACATGGCTTACAGTTAGAAATTCATTAAGGGGATTCACTGGAGAATTACAAAAATATGCCAATGCAGTAAGACAAATGTATGGGGATTTTATGACCCAAAACAATTGGAAATATAAAGACTTTGAGCATTTCCAAGGTGGTTTAAGAAATAGATTTAAAGAATTAACTGGTGTTTCTCTTGCTCCACCGAATAACGAAGTTCAAGTAGAATCGTTATTCATTAAAAAGTTGATTGTTAATGAATCTCAATTCTATAGATTATTTTCAGACAAAATACTATAATTAGAAATACAGCCGCCATCGGCTGTATTTTTTTATTAATTCGATTATTCTTTTAGCCTATTTTAAATATTTATAGTAAATTAAGTACTTGAATATTTCAAAAATTATGGCAAATAAACAATTTATAAGACATTTAGAGTTTTATGGCTATCCAGACCAAAATGGATACAGCAGCGAAGCTAGTTGCTGCGATTGTGTTGATTTGTCTGAGATTATAAAGAAAAATAAGCAGCAAGATAAAGAAATTGAGTGCCTTACACATGAAAAGGCAGAAAAGAAAGACCTTGATGCTCTCTCAGCAACCGTTGAAACCGTTATTTCAGCACAATCACAAATCAACCTAGCATTTGCTGACTCAATCAGTGGCTTATCTGATGATGTCGAGGCTTTGAAAGAAGCTGATGCCCAGTTTGCAGAGCAATTGAGTGCAATGACTGAGGACATCAACGAAGTCACAAGTGGTCTTAGCGATGCAATGTGCGGCATACAAATCCTTGGAAAGGAAATTGATGACCTCAAGGATACTCTCGAAAATGACTATGCCAAGAAAGATGAGGTAGTCACAAGAGAATGGATTGAGGAACAAGGCTATCTAACCGTTGAAAGCGGAGATTCAAGATATGCCAAGATTGAGGACTTGGAGAACCTTGCTGACATCGTAGAAAGTGCCACAACTGGCATTAATGACGAAATCGATGAAATCAACGAGAAACTTGATGAGTTCAGTGGCGAGGTTATAACCGAAATCGAGGAAATCAATGAGAAGATTGATGAACTCCAAGAAGAGGTTAGCGCAAACACCGAAGACATTGCAGAACTTCAAGAAGAGGTTAGCGCAAATACTGAGGATATAGCAGAACTTCAAGAAAAAGTCAGTGCCAATACTGAAGCTATTGACCAGTTGGAGGAAAACCTTGAGGAGACTCGTACCGAGCTTCTTGGCAAGATAGACGAACTTGATGAGAAGAAGGCTGATAAGACAGAACTTGCATTTGTAAGTGGTGCTGTTGATGACCTTAGTGACAGGCTTGATGCTGAGATTGAGAGGTCAAGTGGCGTTGATGAGGTAATGCAAGCAGAGATTGATTCACTCAGTGGTGACGTTGCTGACTTGTCAGACAAGGTTGACACATTTGATGGTAGAATCATAGACCTTGAGAATGGTCTTGCACAAGAGATAGATTCACTCAGTGGTGACGTT